TACCGCGACGGTTCAGGCATCTGGACTATTTGCCGCGGCGCCACGCAGGTGGATGGTAAGCCGGTTCGCCAGGGCATGAAGTTAACGCAGGCCAAATGTGACCAGGTGAACGCAGTTGAGCGCGACAGGGCGCTGGCATGGGTGGAGCGGAATATAAGCGTGCCACTGACAGAGCCACAGAAAGCGGGGATCGCCTCGTTTTGCCCGTATAACATCGGGCCTGGCAAGTGCTTCCCTTCGACATTCTATAAGCGTATTAACGCCGGAAACCCTAAAGGCGCATGCGAGGCTATCCGCTGGTGGATTAAAGACGGTGGGCGTGATTGCCGCCTGACTAAAGGCCAGAAGAATGGCTGTTATGGGCAGGTGGAACGACGTGATCAAGAAAGCGCCCTTGCGTGCTGGGGGATCGATAAATGAAGACGCGCTATCTCATAGCAATTGTCTCGCTCGGCCTTTGTCTATTCGGCGGTGTCTGCTGGTCAGCCAGGTATTACAACGATAAAGCCAACCTTGAAAAGGCACGAGCTGATGCAGCTGAGCAGCTTGCCGATTCAGCCAATGCGATCACAGCCAACGTGATTCAGGCGGTGAATATCATCAACACAATTTCAGAGGCTAACCAGTATGCTAAACAGCAGATCGCACTGGAGTCACAGAGAGCCCAGAACGATATCAATGTGGCTGTTGCGAATGATGATTGCGCTCGTCGGCCTGTGCCTGGTGCAGCTGCTGACCGGCTGCGGAAATACGCGGACAGTTTACGTTCAGGTTCCGGCGGTACCGCTTCCGGCAAACCTGACCGCTGAAACGCTACAGCCAGCCATTCCCGACCCACTGACCTACGGGGCCAGTCTGGATCTGAATGTGAGCCTGCTGTCGGCGCTGGGGCAGTGCAATATCGATAAGGGGAGCATCAGAAAAATAGAAATGTCACGGCCCTCTAAGTAGCTATCACAAGACTCGTCTACGGATGGGCTTGATAATGCATTAGATAGTTGAATTTATTCATTACGCCCCAATCTCAAGATTTCCACAGATGGGCTGTGGGTAAAGGAGAATAAAATGTTAGACGGTTATCATCAAAACGGCACTGGATTTGAGCGAAAAAAACGTATCATAGCTGTTAATGCAGCACTCGAAATTATCAAAGCAACATTGGCTACACCTACAAATTCTAAAAATGCAGATTATGAACTTGAGTTAGCAGCTAAACACATCGCGCCTTTGGCGGATGCAATTCAAGCTGCAATTGGCGAAGACTGATCGTACCTACTTATGGCGAATTTTGTTGCCATCACAAGAGCCACTTTCGAGTGGCTTTTTTAATGGCTTAAACACAGGAAAGGAACCATGGCAAAACCGGACTGGGGAGCACTGCAACACCAGTTCCTCGCCGAGCATGCCAAAACGGGTATATCGCCTAAAGAGTGGTGCGAAGCGCAGGGGCTGAACTATGCGACCGCACGCCGACACATCAAAAAGCCCTCTGCGCAAAGTGCGCAAAAATCTGCGCAGAAGAAAGTGCGCTCTGCGCAAAAGGAAAAGTGCGCAGATGAGCTGGTGGGTAATGATGGCTTGACGGCCCAACAAAGACTTTTCGTCGCAGAATACCTTAAGGATAGCAATGCCACACAGGCAGCTATTCGAGCGGGGTACAGCAAAAAGACAGCCAATGAGCAGGGTGCAAGGCTGTTAGCAAAAGTTAGTGTTGCTCAGGCTATTGCGCAGCAGCAGAAAGCGTCAATTGAGCGCACTCTTGGTAGTGCCGATGAAGTCCTTGCCCAAATGTGGCAGCTCGCCACCTTCGATGCAAACCAGCTTTCACAGTATCGTCGCGGCGCCTGCCGTTATTGCTGGGGCTTCGGCCATCACTACCAGTGGCGTGATGCAGTGGAGTTCGACGAGGCGCTGGCAAAGGTTGAAGGCAAGGAGGGCGCCAAGCTACCTGAGGACCCCGGTGGCTATGGCTACGACCATAACCGTGAGCCTAATCCTGATTGTCCGCGCTGTAACGGCGATGGCATTGGTCAGCCTTACTTCGCTGACACCAGGAAACTCTCCCCTGATGCTGCTCTGGCTTATTCGGGGGTAAAGCTGGGTAAGAATGGCGTTGAGATTACAGCCATTAGCCGCGAGCGTATGTATGAGGCTGTGATGAAGCGGCTTGGCTTGGCTGATAGCGAGTTTGCACAGCGTCTGCAACAGATTGAAATTGAGCGTCGGCAGCTGGAGATAGAAAAACTCCGCAAAGAACTGGCAGCCGATCCTGATGATGATGTTCCTACGCCAGTTGCAATCAACATTAACGTGGTAGACGCGAGGGTTCGTGATGATAGCGCCGACGCTTAACGTTCCCCAGGCGCGCTTCCTCGCAATGCCGCATAAGTTCAAAGCCTACGTTGCCGGGTTCGGCTCCGGCAAGACGTGGGTGGGCTGCGGCGGCATCTGTAAGGGGATGTGGGAGCATCCTAAGATCAACCAGGGTTATTTCGCGCCAACCTATCCGCAGATACGTGACATTTTTTACCCTACCATCGAAGAGGTGGCCTTTGACTGGGGGCTGACCGTCAAAATCAATGAGGGGAACAAAGAAGTTCACTTCTATGAGGGGCGGCGGTTTCGCGGGACGACGATCTGCCGTTCGATGGAGAAGCCCGGCTCGATAGTCGGCTTCAAAATCGGTAATGCGATGGTGGATGAGCTGGATGTAATGGCGACTGCCAAAGCGCAACAGGCCTGGCGAAAAATCATCGCGCGTATGCGTTACAAGGTAGATGGTCTGCGTAACGGCATCGATGTAACGACGACGCCGGAAGGGTTCAAATTCGTTTACCAGCAATTTGTAAAGGCGGTGCGTGAAAAGCCAGAGCTCGCGGCCTTGTATGGTCTGATACAGGCCAGTACGTTCGACAACGCGAAGAACCTGCCCGCGGATTACATCCCTTCGCTGAAGAATTCTTATCCGCCAGAGTTGATTAAGGCGTACCTGAGGGGCCGCTTCACCAATCTGACCAGCGGCACCATATATCACCAGTTCGATCGACGGCTGAATAACTGTACTGATGAAGAGCAGGCAGGCGAGCCGCTGTATATCGGCATGGACTTCAACGTCGGCAAGATGGCTGCCATTGTGCATGTGCTTCGGGACGGAGAGCCGCGCGCGGTACGCGAACTTATAAAGGTTTATGACACCCCAGCCATGATTAAGCGTATTCAGGAAGAGTTCTGGCGCTATGAGGGCGGACGTTACGTGGCATCCAGACAAATTTATATTTATCCCGATGCCTCTGGCGACTCGCGCAAATCGAATAATGCCAGCGCAACGGATATCGCGCAGCTCAAACAGGCCGGGTTCAGCGTGGTGGTGAACGCCGCCAACCCACCGGTGAAAGATCGCATTAACTCCATGAACGCCATGTTCTGCAACGGCAGCGGCGATCGCCGCTATAAAGTCAACGTGGCCCGCTGCCCGGTATACACCGACAGCCTGGAGCAGCAGGTATGGTCGGCGAACGGCGAGCCGGACAAATCAGCCGACAACGATCACCCCAATGATGCTGGTGGGTATTACATCGTGAAGCAATTCCCGATCATCAAACCAACCGGCAAAGTCACCAACCTACGGATTTAACTCCATGCCTGATATTTCAACACCCAATCTGGACTATGGGAACATGGTGCAGGCGTGGGACATTAACGACGCTCTGATGGGCGGTACGCTTTACATGCGCCAGCTGGGCGAGACCTATCTGCCGCGCTGGCCGAAGGAAGACAAGGAGGATTACAAAAAGCGTCTGGCGGTGGCCACGCTTCTCCCTGCCTACGAAGAGACGATCAATCAGAACGTCGGGCGCGTATTTGCTGAGCCGATTAAGCTGAGCGAGAACGTCCCGGACCAGATCCGCGAATTTACCAAAGATATCGACCTTGAGGGCACCCGCCTGGACGTATGGGCGCAGTCGTTCTTGAGCCTGGCGATGCAGTATGGCCTCTCCCATGCCCTGGTGGACTATCCACGCATTGATCCCAAACAGGTGAAGACCAAAGCCGATGAGAAGGCGACCGGCGCGCGTCCATACGTCACCATGCTGAATCCCCGCCAGGTGATCGGCTGGAAGTCGAAGATGACCGGCGGCAAGGTTCAGCTCACTGCGCTTCGCATCAAAGAGGTGGTAGTCGAAGACGGTGACGACTTCGGGCAGACGAAAGTCGAACAGATCCGCCTCCTGACGCCGGGTAAGGTCGAAATCTATCGAAAGACCGCTGGTGGTCAGGGTGAATCAACCTGGCAGAAGCACGAAGAGTGGGCAACCTCCCGCCGAGACATTGCCCTGGTTACGCTCTACACCAAGCGGACCGGCTTTATGTGTGGTTCACCGCCGCTGCTCAATATGGCGCTGCTGAACGTCAAGCACTGGCAGAGCCAGAGCGAGCAGGACAACATCCTGCACGTCGCCCGGGTGCCGATCCTCACCGTGTTCGGGCTGGAGCAGGGAGAGGAGCTGGTGATTGGTTCTTCATCTGCCACGTCATTCTCAGATCGCCAAAAGCAGGGGCTTGAATATGTCGAGCACACAGGTTCCTCCATCGGTGCCGGCAAAGAGTCGCTGGCGGAGCTGGTGGAGCAGATGCGCCAGGCTGGCGCGAAGCTGCTGCGTACCGATAACACCTCGACGAAGTCTGTAGACCAGACCTCTGAAGAAAAGATGCAGGAGCAGTCGCCGCTCTACACCATGGCGACCAGTCTGGAAGATGCGATCGACAACATCCTGCAAATCATGGCCGAGTACGTCGGTGAGAAAGAGGGTGGCAACGTTGATGTCCGCACTGAGCTGGATGTCGAGTCGAATGAGTTCAACCCGCCTGCTGCGCTGGCTATTCAGTCGCTGCGTCAGGGTGGTGACCTCCGTCGCATCGATGCCATTAAGGCGCTGCAAAAGCTCAATCTGATTGATGCTGACGCTGATCCGGAGAAAGTGCTGGACGAGCTGCTGGCTCAATCGGCCTCGCTGAACGAACCGCCACCGGGAGAGGTGTGACATGGCCCGTTCAGTCAACGAGCGCCTGCAGGATGAGACCATAGCGCATGGTCTGTATGTGACGCGCTACGGCACCGGCGTCGCCCGGCGCATGGTGGCACTGCTGAATAGACTGGATGCAGAACTGGCCGCGAAACTACTGGTGCTGCTCGACGGCAAACAGGCGGATACCTACAGCGCCCGTCGCCTGGCATCGCTGCTTGCTGGTGTTCGTGACCTGAATCAGCAGGCCTACGAACCGGTTAACGATGCGCTGGCGCGTGAACTGAAGCGCTACGTTGAATATGAGGCCGGGTATCAACTGGACCTGTTCAGCAGCATCATCCCGCAGCAGATCCTGAAACACGTTCCGCTGCAGAGCATTGCACCAGAGCAGGTCTACGCCGCAGCAGCAGCGCAGCCGTTCCAGGGGCGATTGCTGAAAGAGTGGGGCCAGAAGCTTGAAGCCGATCGACTGGACAAAATCACCAATGCTGTGCGCTCCGGCTTCCTTCAGGGCGAAACGGTAGATCAGATTGTCCGGCGCGTCACCGGCACGCCGCAGCGCAACCGTGAAGACGGGGTGATCAACACTTCCCGGCGCGACCTGGCAGTGGTGACCCGCACCGCGGTGAACCATATGGCCGCCACGGCGCGTCAGGAGTTCGCCCAGGCCAACAGCGATATCGTCAAGGCCAAGCAGTGGTCATCCACGCTGGATACGCATACCAGTCAGTGGTGCATTATCCGCGACCGCAAGCTCTACACCCTCGACGGCAAGCCGCTGGGGCATGAGATTCCCTACTTACGCGGCCCCGGCAAAATCCATTTCTGCTGTCGCTCCGGCGAAACCCTGATCACGAAATCGTGGGAAGAGTTGCAGATAGCCTCAGGTGAGCTGAGCAGCGCCACACGCGCCTCGATGGACGGACAGGTGCCAGCGCATACCAGCTATGCCGACTGGCTTGCCCGGCAGCCATATGCGCGACAGGAGCAGGTGCTGGGCGTTACCCGGGCGCAGATGCTACGCGACGGCAAAATCACGGTGCCGGAGATGTTCAACGATGCCGGGGAGTTCCTGAACCTGGACGAACTGCGCCGCGTGGATGCGTCGGCGTTTGAATGAACGTAAGCGCAGGAGTGGCAATGCAGCTGCCATCAACATGGAAATTCAGAGGCCATAAAAACCATCTGGTGACTGAAATTGTCGATGGCGATACTGTTCTCGTCGTTTATAAATTCTGGCTCCGACGGAAGCAAAGATGGAGCTATGTCACCGAGGAGAGATGGCTGGTTGAATACGAGCTTGGTCTCATTTCCAAACAATCCTAACAGGCTGCCTCCGGGCAGCTTTTTTTTTGCCTGCCGCTGAGCGGATGCGACGCGGTGACCGGGTCGGATGACCCACTACCAATGGCCGGAAGGCTGGAGCAAAACAATGAAACTCAAACTCGATGCTAACGGAAATGTGGTTGTTGAAAACGGTATGCCTGTGTACGTCCATGATGACGGCAAAGAGATCCCGTTCGATGCAGCCGCAGCGATGACCAAAATCACCTCCCTGAACGGTGAAGCCAAAACTCACCGCGAAGCGAAGGAGGCGGCGGAAGCCAGTCTCGCGAAATTCGCAGGCATCTCCGACCCGACCAAGGCGCTCGAAGCCCTGGAAATGATGACCAAAATCGACCAGAAAAAGCTGATCGACGCTGGCGCCGTTGACCAGGTGAAGGCCGAGATCACCAAGGTATTCCAGCAGCAACTGGACGAAGCGAACGGCAAGACCAAACAGCTCGAATCCCAGCTCTACGACGAGATGATCGGCGGCCGCTTCGGTGGTTCGAAGTTTATCTCTGAAAAGATGGCGATCCCGGCTGAGTTCGTGCGTTCTCACTTCGGCCAGAACTTCAAAATTGAAGGCGGTAAGGTCGTGGCCTACGACGGCCAGGGCAACAAGGTGTTCTCCCGCACCAAGCCCGGTGAACTGGCTGACTTCGATGAGGCGTTGGAATCCCTGGTCGAGTTGCATCCTCAGAAAGACTACATCCTCAAAGCGTCCGGCAACAGTGGCGGTGGCTCTCACCAGTCGCAGCATCAGGCCGGGCAGAAAACCATGAAACGTGATGCGTTTGATTCGCTGGATATCGCTGGCAAACAGTCAGCCCTTAAAGACGGCATCAGCATCGTCGATTAATCGAAAGGAGCCATAAATGGCAGGTAATACCCTCACTGGTCTGATCCCGACCATCTATACCGCGCTGGACGTAGTATCCCGCGAGCAAACCGGCTTTATCCCTGCTGTTTCTCGTGACGCCAAGGCAGATGCAGCTGCTAAAGACCAGGTTGTGCGCGCACCAGTTGCGCCGCCAACCAAGACTGAAGACATCATTCCAGGGCCTTCTGCGCCCAATACTGGTGATCAGAATATTACTGGCGTAGATGTTACCATCACCAAATCCAAAATGGCCCCGGTCAAATGGAACGGTGAAGAGCAACTGGCACTCGGCCCGGCAGGTACCTACAACACGATTCTGGCTGCACAGTTCCAGCAGGCATTCCGCGCACTGGCGAACGAAGTGGACGCAGATCTTGCTGCTCTGTTTTACAACTCATCTCGTGCCGTCGGCGCACCGAAAGACACACCATTCAGCATCAAAGACGATTTGTCCGATGCAGCGCTTGCACGCCAGATTCTGACCGACAACGGCGCACCAACCACTGACATGCGCATGGTACTGGGCGGTGAAGCGATGGCATCTATTCGCGGTAAACAGGCTGTCCTCTTCAAAGCGAATGAAGCGGGAACCGATCAACTGCTGCGTGAAGGCGTTATCGGTCGCATCATGGGCTTCAATCTCCACGAGTCATTCAGCATCAAGCGCACCGCGAAAAGCACCGCAGCGGGCTATAAGGTCAACGGTGCGAAAAAAGAAGGCGATATCATCATCGCCATCTCTGCCGGCACTGGCGGCATTGCTGCCGGTACTGCGGTGAAGTTCGACGGTGATGCCAACCAGTACCTGGTCGTCGCGGCCACGTCCTCCAGCATTACAATCAGCTCGCCTGGCCTCTCGGACTGCGTCAAGACCTGGCAGACGAGACGGCCATCACCGTACTCAGTGAGTTCACCCCGAACATGGCGTTTGACCGCGGAGCATTTCTGCTGGCCAGCCGTACCCCGGCGATGCCTGAAGGTGGCGATACTGCTGATGACGTCATGAATGTGACCGACCCGAAATCCGGCATCACCTTCCAGGTGGCGCTGTACCGCCAGTACCGTCAGGTGCGTTACGAAGTGGGTCTGGCATGGGGTGTGGCATCTGTGGCGCCACGCCATTCCGCCATCATAATGGGTTAACTCAAGGGGCTTCGGCCCCTTTGATTTTCAGGAGGCCCAATGGCCGGATTAACCAGAGAACAGCGCGCTCAGCGTGAAGCGGAAAAGCTTGCAGTTCAGCAGGCCGCTGATAATAACCCTGCCCAGCACGAACAGCAGCAGGACCAGCAGCAGGACCAGCAGGGTATTGATCTGGTGGTGATGGTGCGCGGTACCCCTGAGTTTCCCGGCGGCCCGCTTAGCGCTGAGGTTCACCCTGACGAAGTGA